GGCGATGCTGCCCTCGGGGGTGCCGCCGCCGGTGGTGCCGTTGAGGTCGTCGTACGTGCCGGGGTCGCCTGTCGACGTGTCACCGGAGACCGGGATATCGACATCATCGTTGCCGCCGCTCGAATCCTTTTCGTCGGACGCTGCGGTCCAGTCCCAGATTGAGGCCGAGTGCTCCTTGCATGTCACGTCGACGCCCATCGATCCATCCGACTCGACGGCGAACTTCCACTCGATGATGCGAAACACCTTCTCGTCCCAACCGTAGCGCGTGTTGTTGACGAGGATCGTGTCTCCGGCGCGGTAACGCAGCCCGACGAGATTCAACCGCAGCGTGAGGATTCCGCCGAGCCGAGATTGCCGCAGCTCTGCCTTCGCCAAGCGCTGCGCCTGAGCCGCCGACTGCACAAGCGAGAGCGAGTAGTCGCGCGAAATTTCGCCGCCGTCGGATGCGATGAGCGCATCATCATTCACGACAGGATAATCCTTCTGTTGATACAGCGCACTCGGCGATGTGAACGTCCCCTTCACCGTGTTGCACATCTCGCTCAGCGGCGCCGCCGTCTGGTACTCGATAGCCCCGCAAAGATCAGACTCATCGATTGCCGGCTCGGTCGCCGGGTAGTACGCACCAGCCTGCAGCCGGAATTTTCCGCCTGAGTAGACGAGAGAGCCGCCCATCGTCGCAAGCATCGTCTCGATCACCGACGCCGGCTCGCTGTCCGTCGTGAACACCGCGTCCATTCTGTAGCGCGGTTCGCTTCCTCCGCCAGCCAGCGCGACCGTCTCGTCGCAGATGTTTGCCGCAGCGATGAACGAAGCGAAATCAATCTCGTCGTCGGTCGCCGCAAGACCGAAGTCGGTGTTGCGCAAGTAGTCCAAAATGCAGAGCGCCGGGTTTCGCGAGAACGCGGTCGTCTCGGTGCGCGGGTCATAGACCTTTCTGCCGTCTACGATCCAAGTCAGATTCGGGAGTCCAGTGGCGTAGACGTTCGTGTCGTAGGTGAGCAGGCAGTACGTTGCGGCGATTCCTTTTGCGATGCACGAACTCGACCACTTCCCAGCCGTCTCAGAAACAAGCGTCGCGTCCGCGGTCGTCTGGTTGCCGAGCCACTTGTGCACGCGCAGTTTCCCGGAGAAGTCGCCAATGCCGTTCCCGGAAGAGTCGAGGCCGGCCGCTACGTCCTCAACGTACGTTTGCCCGATGCTGCTCACCTCGTGCCCGGCTAGCGCGATGACGAGATGCAGGTACTTGTTCTTCTTCCCGGTGGCGTGAACGAAGAAGATGTTTCCGGAAACGCGGTTCGTTCCGTAAATGATTCTTCGATACGCATCCGCCTGCTGCGTGAGTTGCAGCGTCGTTCCGCTGTTTGCTCCAGAAGCCTTCTTCGTGAGCATCTTGCTGATCGTGTAGGCAGCTACGGCCTTGACGATCGTACCGACGGTGATCGACGCGAAGATCTTTGTCGCGAGAACCTTCGCAACCCATGGCATCACGGCTGCCATTATTCAACCCTCCATGCTGCGACGCATGACAGCGTCGGCCTGAAAGCGATTCCGGTCTTCCCAGCGAATGCGGACAGCTCACCGCAACAGATGCCAAGCGATGTGCGCCCATCGAGCTCAACAGCCACCACGTCGCCGCGACGGGCGAGCTTCACTATCTCAAGCCGAGCGAGTCCAGCGATTTCAGGGATGCGCTCGATCCCGCCAGCTGCGTGAATCACACGTTCGGCGCCGATCGCGGTTGAGTAGCCTGCGTGCTGCGCCATCGCGTCGAAGCCAGTCATGCGCCGGACAGCCTCGGCCGTGAACGCGCAGCAATCGTGCGTGCCCCACGAGAATTCCGAACGCCTGCGCGAATCGATGAAGGCGCTCAGCTCCGATTCCCAGCCTTCTTTCTTCTGTGGTGTCTGTTCCATTACGCGGAGATTGAAGGAGTTTGCTTTCCGATCCCCCAGTAGATCGGAGAATTTGCGAGCGATGCGACGAACTGAAATGCCATGTCGCCAGGATAACGCCTTATCTGCTCCTCGTGCGTGAGTCGCGAGATGCGAGCGCGGCGAAGGTCGGCCAGCCTGCTCTCGCACTGCACGGTAATGTTCGACGACTCGCCGAAGTCCGCGACCGTCATCGTCGAAATGCGGCCTCCGAAGAACTGGAATGGCTCTGCGACGAACGCATCTGACGCGTCGCGAAATCCGAGCCAGAGTTTCGCGCTCCGGCCAGTGTACTCCGCGGCCAGAGCCTGCGCCGCAACGTCCGACGGAATCTCATTGAGCGACAGCGACAGGTCGCGCGCGGATACGTCGACGCCTTCCTCTGTTTCGCCGAGCCCGCCAAACGATCCGACGCCGAGCCAAGTCTTCGAGTCCCACGTGATTGACCCGACCCCGTTGTGCACACGAACGGCGCCATCGGCGAAATCGAGATCGCAGAAGATGACAGGCCGGACGACGCGCGCGCCGGCGGCTTCTGAGTTCGAGGATGATAGACCTCTGCTCATGTGATGACCTGCTCCACGGTGAACGAGATTCCAAACACCTTTGCCGTTCCGACGTCCCACGATGCCTCGTTGCCTGACTCGGCGAGTCGCACGGTCATCGGAGACGGGACTCCGCTCGGCACGTACCCGGTCGTCACAAGCTTGAATGTGTCATCGTTCTTTGCGAGATTCCGCAGGAAGGTGATCCATGCGGCCGCGACAGTCTGGTCCTTGATCGGCGGAAGCTCCAGCGCGAAGGAGAAGATTTCACCGGGGTGCAGGTACACTTGCCGATGGAACGTGAACGGCGACTGGCTCGACCCCTTGGCCTTGCGGTAGGCGACGCGGACGGACTTCCAGCCGGGCGTTGATGGTTTGGTGAGTGTGGCCATTGTCGTTAAGCTAACGCTACGGACGAGAACCCGCCCTTGCGCCGACTGATCGCAGACATCACGCCAGCCTCTGCCGCAGCCTTCGTCTGGCGCAGCGCCTCGACGAGCTGCGATTGCGAAACGCCGGCTGCGAAGTTCTGGACCACTGAGACGTTTGTTCCCCTGCTCGAACTCGGCTCGATTGAGTTCGCGATGTCGCGGTTGCTGATGATCGCGCCGGCGGCATCTGGCACGAAAAGCTCCGGGCCTTCCTCGCCGACAATCGACACCTTGCCGAGCGGTGGCCGTCCGCCATCTGCGAACATGCCGCCGATTATTCCGCCGAGTAGGCCGCTGCCGCCGGATGATCCACCGCCGAACAGCGAGGCGAACAACGGCTCCGTGACCTGCTTGCGCAGGAATAGGCGCACGAGATCCTGCGCGAGTCCGCGCAGCACGTCGGACAGTTTCTTGCCGTCGACGATGGCGTCTTCAAAGGCGGATGAGAACGTCATGCCGAGTTCGCGTGCGGCGTCCTTGCCGCGCTCGGCCTCGCTCGCGATGCGCTCCATGTTCTCCGCCGACTTCTTGTCCATGCTCCCGAAGAAGTCTTCGAGCTGCGCGTCGACCGAGGCCGCGCGGATTTTGTCGATCGCCGAGGCGGCCTCTTCGGAGCGGAGCTTGTTCGCCGCGAGCGCTCGGTTGATGTCCTCGATCTGCGCGGTGTATTCGCGCGACGGGTCAATCATGCGGCGCGTGGCCTCGGCGATGGCGTTCAGCTCGGCATCCTGCTTGCGCATCGCGCCGAAGTATTTCTCGTCCGCTGCGGCGCGGTCCTTCATCGAGGCCTCGGCTTGCTTGTTCGCCTCGGCGGTCGCCTTGATGACGTCGGCGTTGATTTGCTCAAGGCGGGCGGCCTCAACTGCGGCGGCTTGCTGAATCTCTAGCGCTTCGATGTCGGGCTTCACCTCGGAGGCGCCGGCCCCTGTGATTCGGTCGCGCGCAGCTCGGAAATTCACGAGCGCCTTTTCGACGTCCGCAGTGTCTCCGTTGACAGTATACGTCACGGCACCCTCGGCCTTGAGCTTCTCCAACATCTTGATGCGGGCCTCAATCTGCGCGAGATCGTTGGCGCTTCCTGCGTCGAAGATCCCGACGATGCCATGAGCCCCGATCAAACGGATGTTGTCCCAGATCCTTGCGAGCTTGTCGCCGGCGTCGTCGAGGGTCTTCAACTGCTCGGGCGTCAGGCGCACCTTGCCGATTGCCGCAGCCGCCTTCTCCGCCCCGCCGTTCGCGATGGCGTCGATGAACTGCATCATCTTCGGCGCAATCTTCGCCCCGAAGATGTCGGTCGCGGCATTGTACGCCGCTTGCTTGTCCGCTGCGCCGGATACGGCACGCGCGACAAGCTCGAACTGCGTTTCCGGCGCGAGACTCTTCAGCGCCTTCGCGTTCAGGTTCAGTCGGTCGAATGCTTCGTTCAGCGTCTTGTTTCCGTCGACGGCGTCCTGCACCGCCTTTCGCATTTTCGCGAACATGTCCGCGACCTGCTCGCCCGTGGCGCCGTTCTCCATCGCGGCGGCCCGGAAGTTCTGGAACGCGTCGGTTCCGATGCCGGCCTGATATGACAGGTCGACGATCTGCCCGCCGAGATCGATGCACTGCTTGCCGAACGCAACGAGGCCAGAAATTGACGCGCCGGCGCCAATCGTCGCGAGCGTCGCGTTGATCGCGCGCGCCGCCTTGCCGACGTCCGCGTGCCAGCTCTTGCCCATCTTCGCGATCTTCGCGTTGGCCTGATTGATCTGCGCGTCGAGGCGCTGGAGCTCAAGATTGAGCCGAACGTTGAGTTCGCCGACTGTAGTTGCCATTTACTTTTTCCTCCGCTTGCGCCGCGAGAGTCTCGTGGCTTCGATCTCGATCTTGCGCCCGAGCACCGCGCCGAGCGTCGCCGCGCACTGCTGGCTCGTTGCGGCGAATGCAGGACGAAGGAACGGTTCCGCCGCGACAGTCCCTCCGCCTTTCTTCGCGTGACCGAACTCCACGAGATGCGAATACTTCGTTGCGATGCGGGTTCGGCCCTGTCTGTCGACAACCTTGAATCCGTTGCGCGGGCCAACGTATCCAAGAATTCGGCCGTTCTTGTACGCCTTGACGCGGAATCCGATGGACGCCTTGAGGTTGCCGGTGTCGACGTTGTCCGACGCATGTGCTCGTGCGGCGTCGATCATCGGAGTGAGTGCCTCAACGAGCGAGTCGGTGCCGAGCTTCTTCTTCGCCGCGTTGCTGAGTTTCTCCAGCGTCTCGGCGACGTCGGCCGTTCCGATGATGGCGATGCCCATCATTCCGTGCCCTCCATCTCGTCCGCAGCGAATCCGGCCATGAAGTCGTCGACCGAGAACGGCGCCGTGTTCTTCCCGCGGTTCGCGTTCGCCAGGATCATGGCGAGCACGGCAGTCCGCGACTGCTCGCGGCGCTGCTTGCGATACCATGCGCGATGGTGGGCACTGAACTCGGCGGGTGTCATGTCGAGGAATTCGTCGCGGTTGATTCCTAGCTCGACGCGGGCGAAGGCTTCAGCGTCGAGCTGGCGGCGTTTTTTGAGTTCGCCGCTGCCTCGGCTTCGGCAGCCGCTTTCACGGCGTCGGCGAGTTGCTCGACGCTCGTGAACGCATCAGCGAGATGTTCCGGAGTTGGAAACTTCTCGGCCGACTCGTAGTCGAGCATCGCCCACACGCGATCAAACGCGGCCGTGTTGCGGTTGCGCTTGCCGAGCGAGAGCGCGCGATACAGCGCGCGCATCCCGCCGCGGAGTTCGACGACGGTCGTGCCGACAGTCGTTCGGATGGTGAGCTCTCCACTCATGGCGCGTTACGCGACAGCGATCGCGCCGGTGGGCTTGATCGTGAGCGTCGCGCTGAGCGCGCCGTTCACAGGGTTGCCGATGGTGACTCCCTTGATGTATCCAGAGAACGTGAACACCTTCGTGTCCTTGGTAGTCACCTTGAAGTTCGTCAGCGTGTTCGCCTGGGCGCGCGTCACCATCGCTGCGTGATGCGTATTTGTGCCATCCCAGCCGTTGATCGGGACGGTGATGGACGGCGTGCGGATGACGCCGAGGACGGTCTCCTCGTAGTCGCCGACGGAGTCGTGCGAGGTGACGTCGATCTCGTCGCGCTCGCCAACGAGCGGAAGGTCGAAGTCGCCGACGCCCGGAAGCGTCGAAAACGTGCTCGGGCTGGTACTGGATTCGTAGGCGAAAATCGCCCCCTTGGCTGCCATCTTTGCCATTGTAGTGTCTTTCTCTTGCTGCGGTTCTGGTTGAGTTGCGCCGCGCTACGGGGCGGCGATGAAATCGATGTCGACGTCGGAGCGAAACACGGGCGGCACCGGCTCGTTCTCGACTGTGTCGCGAATGTTTGTGACGACGCCGCGGGCGGAGTTGCCGAGCGTGACGTCTTCGAGCGCTGCGCGGATCGCATTGCGCAGATCGTGCGCGGCGGTGAACGTCGCGGCGAAGCACGCGAACTGCACCGAGGTCTGGTCGAGCGCGGCCGGCCCATCGTGCGAGTTGATCGGCGTCGTGCTCACACGTTGCCAGACGACGAATGGAAGCGCGGCAGACTGCGGCGCTTGCACTGGGTAGGACCGATCGCCGGCAATCGCGGTCACGCCTGCATGCGCCGAGAGCGCGGTGAAGATGGCTTCGTCGAGCGTCATGATTTCGCCTCCACAAGCCAGAGCTCTTGCCAACTGTGGCGCGTGCCGACGTCGACTACGCGCGTGACATCATAGACACGCGAGCCATCCGTCACGCGGTCGCGCACGGTCACGCCTGTTCCGTAGCGAATCGTCGCCTTGACTGAAACGCTCGCCTGAAGTTGCTGCGCCATCACGGCCTCACGCCCGCTGATAGGCTCGAACGAGGCCCAGACCTGCGCGATGTCGGCCCACGTCTTGATGACGCTACCGTTCGCCGCGCGCGTCTCGGTTGCGCGCTGGATCGTCACGAGGGTGTCGAGCTCGCCTGGATTCATGGCTTCATTCCGGCCGGTGGCGCAGCGGGCAGGCAACCTTGTCGCACGTGCGCTCGCGCACGTCGCGCACCCATTTGTAGATCATGTAAGAGGCCGTGATCGCAG